GAAATAACACAACCATGTCTGAACCAACAAGGAGATTTATGTGCTTCCATCACAGCCTCGCTAATATACTTTTCGTCTTTTCTAGTTAATTTACACGGGAGTAAGGAGTCCATTATTTATAATAATATGTGTATATATTTAAATGGTATTAATATATACACGTATTATTATAAATAGGTTAAAATCATTTCTAGATAGAAAAACGTCGTATAATATTTATAATATATTTATTATAAATATTATGGTAATATTATATGAATAATTCTCATATTAATATAAAGTTGACCCCCTTACCACCGATTTCAAATAAAAAAATATTCAATTTAGATGGTTTACCAACAGTACCCATAGATACAAATGTCGATACAAATGTCGATACAAATGTCGATACAAATGTAATAGATAGTGATAGCACACCTGAATCATTTAATATAGAAAATTACTCTCACAATAAATATAAAAAAATATCCTATGAAACAGTATTACAGAAGACCATGTCTTCTTATGATCAAGACATGGTACATAGATATTCGTCCGCGTTAGATGTCCTGGCTAGCTATGTAAAGGGACATAAAATCATATATATGGAATCCCAGAGTCATACTATAACTATACTTCAATATCTCATGTTCCCAGCCATCTTCGTGTCAAGTTTAGTATCTGTATTACAGTCGTCTATCCAACAATCACCTCATGGTGGATTAATATTATCTTCTTTATCTGCTATGGTAGCATTGATATTGGCTATCATAAATTATATGAAATTAGATGCCAAAACAGAGGCTCATAAAATATCAGCACACCAATATGATAAATTACAAACGTTTATAGAATTTCAATCAGGACAAGTATTATTGTTTAGCGAACCATGTCTATCTAAACAGAATCTAATATATGAACTTTCAAGATATAAACAGGACGCAGATGCATATAATAATATTAATTCTTCCAGTGAAGAAGAAGAAATGAAACACAATAAGGAGACATCGAATAGGATGGCAACTAAGTTTAAACAGTTTGCTAAGAATAGAAGTTTAGCAGAGGATGAATTAATGACCAAGATGAAGGCCTTGGTAAAAACAGTCGAAGAAAAAATAGGAGATATTAAAGAGACTAACCAATTTCTAATTCCAAGAAAGGTGCGATATAGTTATCCGATAATTTATAATACAAACGTTTTTTCTATAATTAAAAAAATAGATGGCTATAGAACTAAAACCATTACTACCTTACAGAATGTTAAAAATGAATTAAGATATTTGAAAACAATACAAGGAACTACTAATAAAATACAAATCGCTGAGCAAAAATTTAGAATGTGTGAAATGTTTATACAAAAGAAAAATTTAATTGACACGATTTTATTTCTAAATACGGCAGTATCCCTAATAGATAGAATGTTTCAACAGGAAATAAGTAATGCCGAATTAGATAAAAAACATTGGTTTAGTAAATTATTTTATTTTAATGATCCGTTACATATTGACCCAGAAACTAGCGGAGGTGAAATATTACAGAAAATATTAAAGGCTGATACTCATTATGAGGTTGATGATAATGATCGGCAATATATACAATATGTACAAAAGATAAGAAAAGATATAATGGAAGATATTTGTTAATTATTTAGCCTCTTGTTTTTGTAGGAATATAACTTTCTACGTGTAACTTGTCCCGATTTAACCTTTCTACGTGTAACTTGTCCCGAGTTAACCTTTCTACGTATAACTTGTCCCGTTTTAACCTTTCTACGTTTGTTATTAAACCTGAGTACGGTATTCATAGTAAAAACGGTACTATTAATAGCAGAATGTATTTTATCTGCATCAGCTAATGTGATAATAGTAGGGGCTCCTCCATAACTATCAGGTGGTGACTTGGACTTAGACCTAGCAGGTGACTTGGACCTAGCGGGTGACTTGGGCCTAGCAGGTGACTTGGCTTTAACACGTCTAGATAAACTGGGTCCACCAGAAGAACTACGAGAGGCACTACGAACTGCTTTTGGGCTAGAGGCAGCTTTTGGGCTAGAGGCAGCTGCACGGGAGGGTAGCACCGCGGGTCTAGAATTAAAACTTCTAAGAGACGACGCTATAGCAGTATGGCCTCCCATAGATAGTTCATATAATATTTGCGTCGCACTGGTTTTACCATCAAAATTTATAGGAGACCTAGTATGTAAAGATAATTTGCCCACAATCGCCGCAATACCAAGCATCAGTCCGCCCATCATAACCGTCCATTGTGTCTGGACCTGGCTACAGGATTGGACACCTGGTACTAGACTTGTCACCAGCGATACAGCTGCCATAGCAGTTGGATTACATGCGGTTTCTAATGAAGGCATATCTAAAATAGCCCCCGCCCATAATGACCCCGAATTTATAATAGCCGTAAATCCATCAAATAAGTGTAAGCCGCCTCCAGCCCCAATTAAAAATATAGCGGCCATCCAATCATAGTAATCCCATTGCTTAGCGGCTCTAACCAACTCACTGTCCTTTGTCGTATGGGACTTACCTCTACTACGACTACGGCTACGACTACTGCGACTACTGCGACTACGGCGACTGCTACTAGACCTATCTCGGGACCTTCCACGGGCGGCACTTGGTTTTTTACTCGGTGTTTTGTTCGTTTTTCGTTTATCATCGTCGGAATGTGTACCACCCTTCATTCCGCTTAGTTTTTGCAATATGACAATAATCTCTTTATTTATTTTATTAACGTCTGCTATGTCTATGCTATCAGGATTACTGGTGATGTACCGAATTTTATTTGCTACATATTCATTGGTGTATTTAAGACCATTTCCCCCCACACGCATATCCGTTAAAATCTCTTGTAGAGCAGACATGTTATAAACTACGAAAAGAAATAAATATTATTGATAATGGTTATATAAGTGTTACAGTCGTCATATCTGATACCAGCGAATTACCCATTACAGAATTATACCAATCTATTGGATCTTCCCCTACAATAATGTCATGATTGCTCATGTCTTTCATTTTAGTTGATAGTTCATTAAAATCCATATTATATTTTTTACGAAATAATTCTAAAATAGAATTATTGGGCCAGGTTATATTGGTTCCGTCGCTATTCATTGACGCACCACTAGTCATAAATCTTGTATTCCATGCAACCGACTCGAAACAATAGGTAGACCAGTATAAAGAACAAACCTCGTCTAGATTATCTATATAAGTTCTATCATATATTCTTGGTGGTAAAATGGTATGAGTGCGATATAGTCTACGTGCCGCCAAATTTGAGTCTGAAAATAAGAATATATGTTGTATATCATCTGTCATATCTACCGGAGCCTTTAAATATCTAATTCTCGGGGTGGTTTGTGCGCCATCAATTAACATACATATTTGAGAGAATAGATATAGAGTATTTCCAGTAAAATAATCAGAGTCTATTCCATTACATAAATCAATGTTCATAGAAGCAGCATACTGCTTAATTATATCCGATGTATACTCATAACCATATGTTTCAACTGAACGTGATACATAATATCCAATATTTAATAGGTTTTTTGACCGCAATGATCCCAGCACACCTGTCGCGTTGGTTGGGAATGATTTCATCCATGACACTCTATTATAAATGCTAGTCGGTGTATTATCGGTGATAGAATAATAATTTAATAGATAGGCGGTATTATTAGGTCTCAAGAGTCTAAGATTGCATACAATGTCTGCCAATATATGTGGGTCTTTTTGTAAATTATATTCGGCCACCTTTCTAGTAAGATATATCCCAAATGTTTTATATCCACGAGCATAAAACTGTAAATAGATACAAATAAGCCCATCACCTACGTCGGGAATAGAATAGACCAATTCCCATAACCACATTAAGCATTCATGTAGCGTTGCTCTTGTCAGAAGGCATTGTAGAAAGGTTCCAATAACTTCGTCCACCGGGTATAAACTTTCACTGAGTTGAAAACTCATGTTTGATTCCATATTATATGATTTATTGTCTCAATTTTATCTTTTAATAGTGAGTTATTATATAATGGCTAAAAAACCAATCACATACATAGAATTAGTAAAAGTAATGATTGCCAAATTTAAACAAGATAAGGAGGCAGGTAAAACAGGGGATCATAAAAGCGCATTCAAGGCCGCGGCTAGTAGATGGAAAGGCGTAAAGGATGGTTCTGATACAGAATTTTCTCAGGGAAAGACAGACCCCAGTAGTATTAAGGCGCGTAAAAAAAAGATTAAGGCGATATCCAACAAACATGACGCGGTGGAAGAGGAAGCGGGCGTAGATTCCCCTAGTTCCTCTATAAAAGAATTACTTAAAACAGTAGACGTATGCGAATCGTGTAAAAAGAAACTTCTATACGCGACCCCAAGCGTAGCCACGAAGAAAAAGAAAACAAGTCGAGGTAAAGGAACCAAGAAACCGCGCACAATGAAAAAAGGTACTAGGAAAAGTAAAAAAAGTAAAAAAGTAAAAAAGTAAAAAAACACCATCAACGTCAGTCAACGACGAGTGAATGACTTAGAATTTGATATTCTTTAATATTCATATTATTATAGAATACCTCATTAAATTTATTGCGTGTGTCTATTATAGATAGACGAATCTCTGGATTTGGATTAATATTTATTAATAGTAATTCGTTAAATAAAGGAATAAATGTACTATTTGATTTAATGAACAATCGATGCATTAATCGTAAATATACAATACTGAGCGAATAAGTATCCCAGGTATAATAATATTGTAATAATAAATCAAGGACCCTTTGTCTATCCATGCCGACAAATTTATTGATCTGTATAACACATGACGATTTGAACTCTGATTCATAATGTTCAGGTAAGACATGTATGTGTTTATTATGTGTGATATACGCATCTACAATAGTGGTAGCATCAGCATTGGTTAAATTTACACTAGTACAATGCAATATATAATTAATAATATGAATTTCTAATGCCCATGCATACTTATTGGCTGAATAGGCATAAAAATATTTTTTAATATTTTCCTTGGTTAAAATGGGTATCGGAATGGATAATCCAAATTCTATTATTCGAGGAGTCCACGTATCGTCTATAAAAACAATATTATCTAAATTAATATCAAAATGCACCACATTAATATATTGTAATTTACTCAAGGCCTGTAATAGGTAACTATATGTATCTGTCAAAGTCAAAATAACTTCCTTATCCGTTTGCCGTTTTAATAAAGTAATAAGGTCAATTGACTTGTAGTATTTTAATTGCGATGCCACATATTCCTTATTCATACCATTAATTATGTCACACTTGACAAGGTCGTTGTTTGTAGATTCCCGTATATCTATCGAACTGTCGCTCAAAACAGGTATAAAATATAGGTCGTACCCTTTTACCTTACGTATTATATTGCCAATATATTTGTGATTATTTGAGGTAAATCCTTTAAGTTGTATTTTAGTTATCACGGGAGTATTTATGGTGTTTTGCTCAATGCGCTTGGTGGATGGGTAGAAATTACACCCAAAACCTCCTTGACTTAATAGTTTACTCATATACCATTTCATTACACTAAAAAAATAATGGGGATACGTAGAATAGATTAAATAATTTTCGAAATAATGAAATATCTATTTTTATATGTCTTCTTAATCTTTAGGTTGATTTCTTTAGTTTGCAAGTTCGGGTGTGCTAGAATCAATTGAGTTACCTCTCGCAAAAGAACTTCCTGATGTTGCGTAATAAACCAAATATACCCCTGGGCGGGAGTGAATTGATCTTTGGTATAAGAATCATTAATGTGTTGGTCAATAGCAATAATTACCTCGACACTCATATTAATATAAGTACGTCGTTCCTTCGGAACAGTCTTTTCCGTAGTTTTATTGCGAAAGTAATACCTACCCGCCTTATATATTTTATCCACTACCTTGCCGGTATACCCAAGCCGTTGTAGCCTATCAATTTCGGTTTGCAGTAAAAGGTCATTTTCTTCACACCACTCAATCCAATATTTTTTATAGTCAACACGCAAATCAAATTGGTGAACCTTGGCGAAAGCCGTCACCAACTCGATTACTGTCGCGTCTAGTTTAAACCGATAAATAGACATGATTGAGATTCTGGTATAAGTATATTATTATAATTGTTCGACAATTCAATTTTTCGGTAAATTGAAAACTTTAAATATAATACCACTGTATACATGCCCGAGACATACTCGTTACTGTCCATACCCTTTTATATAAGCACCTCTAAGTGTTATATAAAAGCCTTTGCTCTCGACCGAATGCCTTCCCCTGGGTCTCCTCTATCACAGATAGTTAAAAGAACGGTCCTTCCCAAACTATCAACCTTCCAGCAAGGAAATGAATGCGACCCATATAAAACATGCGGGAATATAGTGATGAATCCCCATAATATATTAGAATATGCTAGACCAGATGATATCCCGTTGATCTTTACTTGGTTAATACAGCATGGATATACAATAGATACCAGTATAACTAAAATGATAAATGATAGTACTGTTAGAATGAGCAATCCGATATTATGCTTTGTATCAAGATAATAATGAAAAATTGATACACAACAGTAATAAAGTAGTATATTACAACCATGGACCCACTCGAACAGTATATTGACGAATATATCCAGTCCTTATCTGAACAAGAGCAGTTGGTACTTAATATAGCCCGAGAACATCTTGAGTCTTCTTTTAATTTAATTAAATCGAACGGGTTCTTAGAATGGGTTAAAAAAACTAAGACGATGTAATATAATAATTATTTCAGGGTTCTTCTAGTAAACCGAATCATGGACCTTCTAATGCGCTTATAGGTTTTATCAATAAATCGTTTATTTTTAGCCGAACTATATCGTTTTTTTTTATTTGGGGCACCCCCTGTTGCTACCGCTGCTTGTGCTGCTACTGCTTGTGTTACTGCTTGTGTTGCTTGTGCTGCTACTGCTCCCGTTGCTGCAGCAACAGAGGTCTTGTCCATGGGGGGTACTCCGGAAGTAACACCCAAAGTAATTTTATCTACCGCCTCTTGAATTTTAGGTAGGTGTTGTTGTATAATTGGTTCGCTATTCTTTGCCGCGACAATAACATTGCTGGCTATTTCTCCTGTTAATTTAATGGAAGGTGTTACATACGCTGTCAATATAGTATTAAATACGTCTGTTATGGTAAATACAATAATCCAAATACAAGAAAAAGGTAGTACTGATACTATAATAGTACGAACGGTGTTAGTCAATGCGGCAGAAAATCCTATAATAGATTTTTCGTTAACCTCCTCGATAGTTTTCCATATTTCTGTAGTTAATATACCGATATGTGGTCCCAACTCCTTATATGTTAGGGCAATTGTTTCTAATATTACGGGAATTGCTTCTCGTAATGCTTCTCTTAGTTCTTTATCCGTAAGAGCTTTTTTTAATAATGATATATTTATATTTATATTGTTAGTTACATTAGGAATTAGTTCATCCCAGGATGCTCTAACTTCTGGATAAATGTCGCTTATTATATCTCTTGGTGTTGCCCTGTCCATAATACCAAGAGCAGCAAGAAAAGCATCCATAATTAATTGTGCCAATAACGATTTATCATTTGCCATATATATTAATATTCTATTTTAAGATGCTTGGTTTTTTGTAACTGCATACTTTGAAATTCCTTCCACGATAGCGTATTTCTTGACCCCGGAACCGCCA